CCTGTTGCATTAATATCAACAAAAGTTGCATCACCATCTACAGCAACCTTTGCAAGTGCGGCGCCTGAGGTGTCCTGCCACTGTTGAAGATCGGCTGTCTGATCGGTAATTTCTTTTACCGTTAAAGATACATCCCCAACCGCATCACCAGTGATTGGTTGCTTAATGTATTGACGGGCGACACCAAAGTTAATGATGGTTACTTTATCAGCGGCGTCTAGTGTAACTGCGCCCATCTTCAGCGTGAATGTGCTGCCTGATATGGCGAAGTCGGTTGTTGGTGTCTGAGTATCTCCATTGAAAGCCACCACATATAAGTTATCATTATCGCCGCTCGGCGCAGGATCAGTCAGGGTAACCGTGCAGTCGCCGGTTGTTCCTGTAAAATCGCTGCCGACCTTTGCCCACATCTGGGGTAAGGACGTGGCTCCGGCGTACAATGTTTTACCATCTACATACTCTTTAGTAGCCGCATCTCGGTCTCCAGATACTGTGCCGCTAAGTTCTTTAATACGACGCTCACCGGCTGTGTAGTTGTCATCATAATCAATGGAGAGGCTTGATGTTGCATTCTCTTCTGCTTCTTGAGACAGGTAGAGAAGTTGTTGGCAGACAGCATCGAGATCGGCTTCTGAAAGTACAGAGCCGTCTTGGAAGTCCACAAGTAAGTCTTCGGCTCCTGCTGCACGTCCTGGGGTCTCTCGATAGACCTTGACAAACTTTCCGGAAGCGATAGCGGGTGAGCAAGTTATCTTAGTAGATGGAGACTCAACCACCGTATAATCATCCGTGCTTAGATCAGTACCATCTACTGATACTTTCACATGCGATGTGCTGATATAGGGGAAAGAAAATGCAAAGTCTGCGGTAGACCCTGTTGTTTCATAAACAATGTATGTAATAGCCATGAATTACCTCTTTTAATATTCCAGAAGACCCTGGATATCTCTTCCAGATTTACGATAGATGTCGATTTGTGTGTTGCGGCGGTCTTGGCGATCAACTTCAGGAAACTCCCGAAGTGTGGTGCTATATGCTGCATTACGATATTTGCGAATAAGTTTCCGTATCTCACCAACCCTGGGTGACTCATCGCCTTCAAAGGGTTGTTCGGATAAACGGTTGTAGGCAGCAGACCGCATAAGGTCTCTGACTGCTTGCTTCAAGGTACGCCCTCTCAGCCTTACTTTACCATGATTCTCTTGCCATCGGTCATAGAATGTCTGACCGGAACGATTAGTAAACAACACGGTGTTAATACCATTCCGTATTTTCTTAGGAGGTCCAAAGGAAGCGTTGATGTTACTCAGTTCCTTAAGAACCTTATCATCCTTAATCTCAGACCGATGTATTGGTAGTGTGTTGTATAGTGGTTGTGGTCTGTCCAACTTCTCACCAAAGACGTTTCGCTTGCTTTCTATCCGCGTATCTCCCACAGGAATAACACCAAGTAACTTAGAGTCTTCGGAGGTTAAGCCATACTTAGCCCTCATGGCATCAAGGACGCCTCTGATTTCTAATTGGTGTTCAGCGTTGCCGAAGGTTTGGGAGGCGAGACCGGACATCGGTAAAAAGGATGACACGGTTGCTTCCATATAACTTTCACCATATCTCTCTGGTTGAGAGAGGACGTTAGCGACTCTAGCAAGCCCTGTTAGATATGACTTACTCATCACGTTACGGGAGGCAGCAAAGATGGCGTGGGATGTTATAGTATCTATCATAGACATCTCATCCCCATCCACTTCGTTGGTGGCTTCAGCAATGTCGGCTATTACGCCGAGGAAGTTAGCGAAGGGATCAAAGCGTTTGTAGGACCACCAGGCATCACCAACTCGGATACTGTATGGTTGCCAACCTTGGGCTTCCATCATGCGACGCTTCTCAGGGTCTTTAGGTCCACCACCAGTTAAGTTGCCAGACTGAACGCCCATAATGGCGCCGAAGGTCAACATAGAACCTGTGGCTACTCTTCCAACGATATCACTTGATTTATCAGCGAACTCTTCCGCCATCTCTTTAGAGACTCGGCGCATCTCGCGGGTTTTAATACCACCCTCGATATGTTTGAAGGCATCCCACCCAGACCCCACCACGCTCCTTTTGACATAGAATGCGAGAAGGTTCGTAGGTGTACGAACGAATGGGGAGACGAGGCGCAGGATTGGGTAATCATTCACCCACCTGTTGAACCCACCGGCTGCTCTTACAGCGGCGTTACGTCCTGGGTCATCTAATGACTGAGTGTATGTAATCTCTCGTCCATAATCCAAAGCCTGTTTAGCGAGGACACCGTGGTCATCATTCCAGTTCTTTTCCATGTAATTAAGAATATGACTTTGGATAAGTTTTGTACGTTCTTCTAGATCTTCCACCTTACTGTGTGCAGCACGGGCTTCTGCCTCTGCTTTAGTACGCATACCAGTATAAGTATAGAACTGTCCGTCCTTAATCATCTTATCGAAGTTTGTTTTAACATGTGCATCTAATGCAGCACCACGCATCCCGGCTTTGATACCTTCCTTAGTTAAGCCGCCTTTTACTGTGGCTCTATAATTTAGGTGCTTAAAGAAAGCATCTTCCGCCATTAAGAGACGGCTTGGAAGGTTTAATTGTTTACCAATCCAATCGGTAGCGCTTTCGCCAATCGTGTTAGCAACACGCGGCATATTCTTAGCGGAAAGGGCTCTTCCTCTACCTACGTTATCAACATCAATCTTACCCATGACATCTAGGGAATCTCCCCAGTTCTTCCAAGCAGCCCCTGCTGCCTTGGTTGCATCCTGTAATGAGGAGGCGAGATGAGCATACATCTGTAAGTCTTCCCCAAAAGCCTTGTCCCATTTTAAGGTGAGTAGATCGCCCATGAATTGCTCGAAGGGCATAAACAAGGTATTAAGAGTGTTTGATGTCATGTTGACTGCGTGAGTGAGTGGACCGGAGAGAATGGAGTTAATCCAGTATTCCACTAGCATCTGAGGCATTCTTGCACGTTCATCTAAGTGCTTCAGTGCCGCACCAGTTCCGTGGTTATCTTTAATAGAGGATACCTCAGACGCCAGTTTCTTAATGTTCTTAATGCCCTTTTCTAAAGAGCCTCCACCGTGGGTCTTAATAATTTCCTCACGTACCCGTATTGCGTCGGGACTGTCTCCTCGATACATAGACTCAGGCATTACCTTGCTATGGGGAGTGCCGCCTGTACCCGTACCTGTACCCGTACCTGTACTTGTAGGTTCGGGACGTGGTTTAGCACCGGGACGTGTATCCCACCCCGCCATTCTGTTCTGGCGTTGTAGACCCATGCCCGCTAAAGAGCCTCCTGATCTAGATGCTTCAATAAATTGTTTTGCTTGGATGGATTGCATCAATAGGTGAACAAGGTCTTCGTGGGTGTCCCCTACATTTTTAAGCCGCGTCTGTGTCTCAACGACATCCCCCACCAACGTGTCTGCCCAATTACGGAGTGCTTGTTGTGCGGCTATCCAGGCGCTGCCTTCTTGAAGGTGTTGGCGGAGCATTGCTTGTGTAGCGTCTTCGTCTCTACCGAGAACACTTGCCCAGAACTGTCCTTGTTCAACAACGTCTGCATCAGTAATCGTAGGTAGTGGACCACCCCTGTCGATATGTTCGTAGGCAGCGTTTCTTAGGTCTTCTGGTAAAGCATCAAGTGCTGCACGAACCTCAGCACCGTGTGCCATCTTGTCTAAGTTAAGACCTCTGCTTGTTCCCTCAGGAGGTGGTGAAGCACCTTTACGATACCCAGGCTCTCCGCTTTGGAAGAGTGTGCGATTTTCAGCAGACTCTAGTTTCTTAAGATGCCTCAGTTGTCCTGGCTTTGCGTTGGCTTGCCAATCGGCACCATGCTCAGTTTCTAATCGTGTTTGGTAATCCTTGATTGCGGAGGGCGCCTCAACAGCAGCCGCTGCTCTAGGAGCAGGGACTTCCATCGGCACCCTTACGGTATCAATGTCGCCACGGCTAACAAGTTTATCAAAGACTTCCTTCATCTCTGGAGATATCTTAATATCATCTACAGCGTTGCCCGCTACGTGATCATAGATACCCTTAAGCCATCCTGCGAACTTACTGAAGATATCCTTCAGAGCATCGTTAGGTGCCTTACCGGTCTTGAGATACTTCTCGAAACCACGGGCAAACTTTTCTTCTGCGGCTACAGACCACTTGGCAGTACCATCTTTATTACGTGTTGCTCCTGACCACTCTTCGGCTACGCGAATGTCTGCATCAGCAATACCGAGACGGTTTGTTTGGTCTACGGTAGTATCGAATAAGCGTCGTCTAGCGACGTGGGCTACTTCGTGGACTGCTGTGGAGACGTCGGCGCCTTCAAAGAAGTTGATGACGGCTTTGCCATCGGCTTCAAAGTCTACAGCACCCTTGGGTCCAACGCCTTCGTCTTGGAAGAGTCGCTGACCGCGTTCTTTGACGGATGCTTTTAGTTCGGCAGTGAGTTTCATGTAGGGTTGCGTCTGCTCAATTTTGAGTTCCACCTTCTCCACCAAAGTTACATTACTCTCATTTCTTTTAAGCGGCTCTTTAGTAACCCTAGCACCAAACTTCTTACCAATCTTATTGGCTGTTTTAGGAAGTATATTGTCGTAGAACTTCGCAAGACCTTCTTGACCGCCCCATCTATCTGATTGTTGCTTTCCGGTAGTCCATGCGATAGCATCAAAATCATTGTCTACAGCGTGGGATATCATACGCTTCATAAGAAGAGAGTCCCATGTTTTCTTGAAAGGTGCCTGAGGAGGTCCATCGTTACTACCGAGTTCTGTAGTACGCCTAGCGACTCCGGCTTTCCGAACGTCTTCTGGAAATACAAATAACTCGTGCTTTTTGTTTTTGAAGTCTACGGCTACATCATCTTCAAGCCCCCTCTTTGTATACCAACCTCTCCAACCTTCAATAAGGTCGTCAGCCGCATCTTCTCCGAACCACTTTGTTAATTGGGCTCGGTCGGTCATTACAGATACTCGGAGAGCATCAGAGCCCCTAATATCTATCCGGCTCGATCCATCTGCCGATTGCGGAATTGCTGGAAAATATAGTGACCTAGTCATGCCGTCAGAGCCCAAAATATTTATCCGGATCGATCCATCAAACGCTTGCGGACGTATAGTAAACGAATCAAGTGTAAACTTTTTATTAAGGGCTTTTTCTGCGTTTGCTTTTGTTTTGTAGGAAGGTATAAGGAAAGTATCCCACGGAGCATGTTTTCTATCAACATCAACAGTAATATAAGCCGGGTTGTTCGCCGCTCTTCGCGCCTCGGTATCCTCTATGTGCCATCGGAAGCCCCAAGTTTCCTCAATATCCCCCGCATATCCGGATTGCCGTCCTCGTTGGTGCCAATCGCTTTGTAGTTCCTCAATGAAGAGAACCTTCTCGCCTTTGGGACCCTTTCGTGTATTGAACCGAGTCCACCCAAGAACATTGGCTTCGCTCCAGTGCCCGCTTTCTTTGAATTTTACTTGGTCTTGGGCTCTCCATTTTTCCAATGCTTCTTCTTTTGTTGCTCCATATACAAACGTGTCCAGATCATCTAGCGCGGTTCCTGTCTTTATTTTGTATCGCATTCCATCCTCATAGAGACCCGATGTAGCATCCAGATTATGAACCACAGGAGTACTACGGGCTCGGAAGTTAGCCGGATCGCCACCCCAAGTAATCAACAGTTCGGTTTGGTCACTTCCGCCGGGAAGAGTCCATTGGTCGTGTATTACCTCTTTCGGAGTGTTAGCCCCCCTCGCTACTTCTTCTAACCTAATGTTACCTATAGATTCCATAGCCTCATCAAGATTAACCTTGGGGTTTTCCTTGAGATAATCATCAAGCCCTGACCAATATACCTCATCATCTTTAACACCCTGTTTCTTGAGAGCGCCTCGCAGTTGGGAAGCGGATTGCTTACGTTGCGACATATCTCTAAGAACATCATTAAGTTTGGATGTGAATGTGCCGAGTAGGCGTGTTTCTTTTGTAGTTCCATCAGGCATCTGACGGAGTGCTGTAGTCCCAATGTCACCGCCTTGGTCAAAGCGGAAGGAATCATCAAGCACATCAAAGCCCATTGAGCGGGCTACAGCATCGGCTGCTGTGGCTTCTTCAGCCCTAAGGTGTGGGAAGATAGACTCAACCTTACGTTGTCTCTCAGCACCCATGACGAGGCTCACAGCCTTCTCTGGGTCTACCCCGGCTGACTTGGCACTTCTTGCTGCCTTAATAGACTTGAGTCCCATGACGAAGGGTTCCACAGCGAAGCCGAGGATACCACCTTCTAGGAAGTTCTTAAGGCGACCTTCCATTTCGGAGTCGTTAGGGTCTGCTGCTAAGAACTCACTTACTGGGTTCTGTAGAGAGGGGTACATCTGAAGTAGGTTACTTAGTCGTTGTTCGTGAGCATCAAAGACAGTCATGTCCGCGATGCCACCGGCTATAGATGCCTTACCAAACTGACCGCCCCACTCGATTGCTTTTGCTTTCTTAAATTTCCCGGCTGCTGTGGCTGCTTGTGCTGCTCTTGTGACGCTTCCTGCTTTAAGTATCTGACCACCTTTGCCCATCTTACTGGCTACGCCTAAGCCCCGTCCTGCCCATCCTACGAGCCCCATGCCCGGCACAAAGCCAGTTAGGAACTGAGACATGCCTTCAACAAGACCACCCGCCATTGTTTGAGAGTGACCAAGACCGAAGTTGTCTTCAGCGTCTGGTAGCCAATCTTGAAGAACCCAATCGGCTAGGTCATAGACACCTTCGGCTGCTCCTGCGAGCCCCCTGAAGGGAGCGGCTGCAATGTCTCCGGCGGTTCCCCAGAAGCCGAGGTCTTGTTGGGCACCTTCTATATTATTTTCAAAATTAAATTGCATAAGGGTCTCTTTATTTAGTTCCTAAGTCTTTATTAAATTCTCTGAATGTTTTTGTATCAGGGTATTCAAGTGTATAGCGTCCGATACCTTCTAGAGTGGTCTGTAAGAAGTAGTCGAACCCTATGGCGTCCTTTTCGCCTACCATGTCTACATAGGCTTTATAGCCTTCGATGATTCCGTTAGACCCATATTTGGCTTCCACTTCCTTAAACAAGGTTTCTTGATCCATATCAGTAGTGTTGACTGCACCTATTTGTATGAAGGCGTCCTTAAAGTTTTCTCTAGGAACCATTAAGGTTCGATGGGGGTCTGTAAGTTCTGGGAACGCTTCGGGATCAAGACCGTAGATGTTTTTACTTCTCATTTGGGCGTTAGTAAGCCCGTTGATTCGTATGGCTTGTACAAATTCTTGAGTGGCTGCTTCGTCAATTTCTGTCACAGCGTCCTCTTGGCTCAAGAGTCCTGGTCTATAGGTTACTTGGATACCTTCTGGAGAGATTGTTTTAGTCGTTTGTACACTGGACAGCCCTGGCGAGAGGGCGATACCAGGTCTCGCCCACGCCACCGTTTCCCCGGATTGGGACAAAGAAAGTATCTCGCCTATCTTCTTAGGAGCATCTTCTGCCATTAAACCAACAAGGCGGTTTGCTTTTATTCGGTTTCTTTGAGACATATCTTGTGACACCAGGTCATTAAGTTCTGGAGCATAATCAAAGATAGGACGATGCCATGCCCATCCTCCCCAAAGACCGGCTGAATCTACTTCATCTTTGATAGGGGTATCTGCTCTTTCTTGAAGCAAACGGCGCCCTGCTTTCGCCCTATTCACCGCCGCCAACTCAGCGATAACTGATTCAGGAAGACCGGCTTCTCTCGCTATATTGAGATCAAAAACCGTATCCATTCCCTCGGTTACGACTATGGATTTTATAGTTTCATTAATACTGTTTATATGCTCTCTTACAGAACTTACCCGTTCCGAATCATTACCTACCGCTGCTTTTAGATGCTCTTTTGCTTTGTCCATACTCCAGGTATTTAAGTCTTGCAGGACCTCGGAGGCTGCCATCGGATCGCTGTTTCCCATTTCATCCTGAATCACCGCAGCAACCATCTCAAACGACGCATTCGCGTTACCAAGTTCTACCTTAGCGCCGGTATGCAACGTAGCATCTGCTTTGACATCTTTAGATAACTGTCCGTCTATAACTGAGTTCATCTGTGTCTTTGTTCTTTCGTCTATATCAAGGGTAGCAATTACAGCCTTACGAGCGTCTGCTGACATTGCTTCATTATTGACAAAACCCCACGCTCGGTCTTCTTCTTCTTTATCAGATACGAAGGGTGTTCTGTAGCGGTCAAGTCTTGTAGCAAACTCACCTACCATTACATTTTGTAGGGCTTCCTGTGAATAGTTCGACGCTTTCATACGTTCTGGGTCTTCAAGATATGTACGGAGGTCTTGCGAAAGAGCAGCGCTATTTTCTAAGACATCTGGGTCTGTAATGTTATATAAATAACTGCTAATGGCGTCGCCTACTCTTTCCTCTTGCTCTTTCATGTCTGTGTTAGTGCTTTTCTTAATGGTCTCGTGCGCCTTACTAAATAAGGTATCTATAGAGTCAAACACGTCAACTTGGGAGTCTCCAAAGGCTAAAGGACCTTCTTTGTAAGGTTCTCCATTTTCATCGGTCTCCATTCTTACAAACAGTTTTTCTAGCCTAGCCAACCCCTCCTTATCTGCGGTCGCTACTGCTTGAGCGATATTAGTCTGGAAGAATTTACTAAGACCACTGGTTATTATCTCACGACCCGCTGTCCCCTCTACCTTATAATAACTATTAGAAGTCTCTTCAATGCGTTCTATAACACTTTCAAAAGAGTTATCTGTAGGGTTTTCATAGTGATTTTGGATGGCAGAATAAGTAGCCTCTGCTAAATCTGTTTTGTTCTGGGCAACCATACGCGCACCCTTGCGCCTACGAACTTCCGTTTGGAAATCGGACGACATCTTCTCATACATCTCTGTGGCTTTTACTTGTGCATAGAAGCCAGGGAACTGCATGGTTTGGAAGGTATCTAGTGCGAACTGAGCAGAATCATCCTGCGGCGCCATTGGATCAGAGAACTTATTAATCTGCTTTGATAAAGCATCTTGATAAGAGTTTTGCATGATCTGAGAGGCGGCGTGTTCTTGGGCAAACTTAATACGAAAGAAGTTACTGCCTCGTGCAATGGTGCCATACTGCTCCGCTTCACGGGCTAGTTTAGCAAGATAGTTTCTCTGCTCCTCAATGTTCATCTTGTCAATCTTGAGGGCTTCTTGCTGCTGTAGCATCTCTATCTCTTGTTGCTCCCTCTTGACGCCATATTGCGTCACAGGTTGCACAAGGTTCATTAAAGCATCGCCTATTTGTATCTCTGAGTTTGTTGTGGAGGGGCGGGCTAGTGGAGCCGGGGCTTGAGGTCCTGTAGCGTTTGGACGTGAGTAAAGACTTGTTAGAGAGCGTTGGGGGTTAGGTAGTCTTGATTGTATTTCTTTAGACATAGATTAATTTACCCAACTTGGTTGTACGGAATAAGGGCGATAGCCGCCTAGCATACCGAAGGAGCCTTGTGATATGCCCCCACTCCACAGATTGCCTCTATGATAATTCATGGGGGTAGTGAGAGGGGTAGTGGCGGCGACAGGGTTAGGGGCGGAAGCGAAGGCGTTATAGACTCCCAACGCTTGAGAACCGATGTTAAGCATCGTGGCGAAGGGGTCTGGTCCTGATTGATGCTGTGGTAACGCGGGGAGCGGTAGGGGCTGAGGGTTCATTGATTCCACTCTTGCTTCTCCTTGTGCTTCGACCTGTTCTTTCATGGCGGCATATTGGTTCAAACGCCACTGTTGCTCTTGTTTTACGTTTGATATGGCTCGCAACTCGGTATACTTAATGTTATCCATTAGGTTATCTACAGTCGCCCCTTCTACACCACGTTCAGCAGCGACACTGAGTTCGGAGGATTGCATCTGGCGCCCTTGACGGAAGAACTCTTCTATCTCTAAAGCAGCCACAACACCCTCTTCTTGGATGCGCTGATCAATCTCTTTGTAGTTTCTTCTAACATCATCTGCGGCTCTTTCAGCGTTCTCTAGATATTGCTCTAGTTGGTATGCTTCTTGCTCCGCTCTGTATGCCATCTCCTGAGCGTATTGTTGTTGGTTGTAGGCGTTTTGTTGCTTGGCGGCTTTCTTCTGTCCCATGTAGCCCATGACGCCGCCACCCACTGCAAGACCTATCCCCGCCGATACTGGATCACACATATTATTTTATCCTCACAAATTCGTAAAAAGGTAACTTTGCGACTCCGTAGTTTAGGTGTAAGTTAATAAACTTAAAGCCTAACCACTTGAGCCATTTAATATGGACGGTATTTCTCGCATCCACACAATTAAACAATAACGGAAAATCTTTATGTAAAAGGTTCTCTACACAAAACCTAGAACGCTTTAGAAAATGAAAGCGAGCCTCGGCATTTATTGCGGTTGTTCCTAACATCCACACTACACCGGCGCCCTCATGTTCCTCAACCTCACCAACACCAAATATCATGTAGGGCTTGTCATTGACAGAGCCGGTAAAACAATATTTAGAGTTTTCATAGCCCCGTTGTAGGCACTCTAGGGGGTCGCCGTGACCTGCGATACACTCCGCTCGGTCTTCCGGTCTTAAGTCTCTATAAATTTTCTCAACATCTTCTGGTTCAGTAAATCGGATACCGGAAGGTAATAATTTAAGAATATCGTTTTGCTCTTGCATTTAATGACAACTCAAATTCAACACTGCTTATAGCGCAGGGGAGAGGTGTATCGTTCTTACATTCTATTGTAACCTGATCTGCTTTAGAATAAACAGGTACTTTGAAATTTCCATCATCTAAAGGAATGCTTCCTATTAAGTTATTGCCCGCTCCTAAAATACGACCAGTAAACGGGTGCGTACTTTTGTCTCTATAGTCGGGGGTAACTTCTACCGAGAAGTATCCTGTTGAGGCATATGAAAGCGTGAGGTAACGGACCTGTACCCTGCCCTCAGCAATCGTATTCTGACCACCAAAGTCGCTAGGTTCTCTCATTACAACGTCACTGAAGGTGTAGACCATTTCATATTTCTGACCGATGAAGTATGTTCGATTGGTGGTGTCCGCCGCTGTTGCGGAGAAGTCCCCATCTACAACAATAGTAGGGGAGGCATTGGTCTGTGTCTTGATTGTCACACGCCTCCCGGACTTAGTGATCATCTCGATAGGAGAAGCCGTATAGGCTTTATATGGCAACGTAATCGTTGTTTCATCGGTGGCAATATCATAGACAGGGGTGGCTGTGCTTTGGTCGCACCGCTTATCCAACAGGGTTCTATAAGTAGACCCCGTATCTGTCAATCCTGAAGCCATTTCAAGTTTATCTAAGAAGAACCCATCGGTTCTCTTGACCACCATATAAAGGCTTGTATCTATAAACTCTATACCAAGAATCGCATCATCGTCCGCAAAGACGAAGCGGCACCAAGAGGACTGAAGCCTCTCAGTGCCTCTATCAAAATACTTGTAAGCATAGAGCATGTTTCGATTATCATTCGTAAGCGCAAACAGAATATCCTCGTGAGAGGAGCCCGACATGTCTCTAAGGTCTCCCTCGATGTACTGAGGGACTTGTCCACTGATATCCTCAGCATCAAAGATTGACTCAGCATCCCCCGATAGGAAATATTGACGTATTCCTGTATAACCACCTCTATTAAAACCGAAGTATATGGAGTGTCCGGTGGTCACGGGGCGTATATGGGAAATGGAGGAGTAGTTAGTTGTCTTAGTCATGGTGACTGTGTTAGGTGATAAGGCGCCCGCACTTCCTAACAAGAACTGAGTCTGATCACTGAAGAGAACCAGTTGTTTGTGGAAAGGTATAGCGGCTGTGAGTATAGAGACGGTACTATGTGTACTAGCAATATCAATAGCATCAGTCGCTAACACAGCGGTGACCGTAGTACGCCAGAAGTTAAAGAACTCTGCCGACTCACTAAGTATGACGTTCTCATCAGCCAAGATACCGAGACGGTTCTTGAATAAGAAAATATCGTTGATTGTCTTGGTTACAAACGTGGGATCACTGTTAGATTCTGCGTCTCCACAGTTTCTTTCGCCCCAATCGGGGAGCAGTAGAGCATTAGCCACCGCATCAGGACCGATAGTGTCTGTAGCGTCACAAGCCGCAAATAAGAACTCTGTAGCATTCTTGCGAATAAGGACGTGTGGCATTGTGGTAGCATCGAACTTATAGGTGATGCCAGTAGGGGTGGATTCCTTCCACACACCTTTACCGAAGGTCTCATCCTCTGCTTCAAACTTAACATAATAATCATCACGAGTATCCGTGGCTTCACCCACGACCTTAACTATGAAACCGTGCGGCGCTACTGTCGGAAGATCTGTAAGTCTTTGGACCTCATCCTTAATCACAGCAAGCCCGGTGTCCCCAATCCCATCCGACCCATCTATAGTAAAGTCGGTAGTGTCACTACTCTGTATCCAGAGAACACTCCCGGACTGTGTGACGGTGTTACAGCCCGTAGGGGTCGTTATAAGTTGAGCAGCAATATATTTGGTACTCACTGTCGAGGCAGTGGTATCACTTGTAGTGTAGTTGTCTGTAGTAGTAACCGAGTCTTGTTCCACCGTCCAAGAATAGTTAGTACCATAAGCACCTTGTCGAACAAAGACTAACGCCTCTGGGTTTCTAGCAGTAACCACATCAGCAGCCATCTCAACCACCTTAGTTCTATTAACTACAAAAGTGTAATCAGCGATTGTAATGGCTCTAATAGCGGTGTCGGCGGTTAGAGAACTGTCGGCGTGGATTTGTAAATAATCAAAAGCATCTGTAGTGGCTTCAGTAACTGTAATTGCTGTACCATCTGTATCAACCACCTTTAGGTTTGAAGAGGTGGTGTCTGCTTCCAGTATCGCCAGGTATCTACTGCTTGCGCTCCTATTAATAGTGTGAACAAAAAAGTCCTCAGCATCCTTGGTTAAATCAAGGGGTGAGGAGTCGCCTGTTATGTTTGCAACATGCTCTGTAGGTTGGCGCTTGGTTAAACCATCAAGAACGCTTGGGAACGCATTGTCCTGAGCGTCACATTGGTTATCAAACCGAACAGCGTCCGGTTGTTGGCTTACGCCGCCAATGAGATTGGAGATACTTTTAGATACTAAAGCCATTAAGATATCCTGTCACGGACGTTGCCGCGATCAATGACCCGGTAAACATCATAGTTATCGAAGATTGAGAAGTCGCCGCCATCTGTCTCAGCATCCTTAAAGGTAACGAGGGCTTGGTACTCATCCATTTGGTTAAAGCCGTGATGCTTTTCACTACCAACCACCCTGTCTTGAAACTTACGAGATGCTCTAATCATAATATAGTGTCGGGCTGTTTGAGGTAAATCCTCCCAACTCAACATATAAGTCACAGTGCATTTCAGTGTGTCAGTTATTGTGTATGTTTTATCTGTTTTGTTATACAGTTTTTCGCCACGCTGTATGTATTGAATAGGGCTTGTGCCTGACGATGTACTGTTCTCTGGTTCAACATCAATACGCGCCACGTTAGTAGCAATGGTGATGTTGTTGGAGGTATCGGGGACTAAACTAACGTCATACTCCCTATTAAAATCCCAACTACCCGACTGTATTTCGCGGGATACCTCTGTTAATAATTTCTTTGCCATGCTCACATCAGCGGTTTGCTGCGAAGCGTCAAGACTGTTTATAGGTGCCTCACCGATAACACTGAGCATGGTATTAATTGCTTCTAGTTCTGTTGTTCTTGTAAGACCCATATAAATTTCCTTTAATAAAAAGGGAGTGACGCTCCGAAGAACGCCACCCCCGTATAGGCAGGGACTAGCCTAGGAAAGACTAATTATACTGCGAGTTCGACAAGCGCTTCGTTGCGAAGAATGTCATGACCCATAGCGTATTTCGCTACCATAAGTGTACCCTGTCGCTCTACTTGATAATCAGTTTCTACTGCGAGATCGAGTAGTTTAACTGTAGCAAGTGCGGAGCGGTGGAATACTAGCGCGTTTGTTGCACTACCGGCTGTACCTACAAAGTCATAACTAGCCGCTGTAGCAGAACCGAGGTCACCCGCTGCGGGCGCCCAATCTGCTGTAGGTAAGTGATTGCTTTTGAAGATACGGATACCGGCAACACTCATAACTACACCACTAGCGAGAGAACCATTACCATCATTACCGTAGTCACGGTTGATAGCATCTTTGTTCTCTTCGACCATCTTGTAATAGTTAGCAGGAGTGAGTACGCAATAACGATCAGTTGAAGGAATGTCGTTTTCGTCCAACGTCTGAGCAGCATCAACGATACCGGCAACAAGTTCAGTACCGGTAGGTCCTGACCCAATATCAATTTTAGAACCGATGTAGTCCGTACCACCAAAGCGGTCAGCAGCAGCGCGAGCGCCTACAAGACCGTAGTTGATAAGAGTTTTATCGGCTTCTATTGCGAGCGCCGCGCCCATTTGGCGTGTATATTCGCCTCTGACATCATAGTGATTTTTTGCCTCGTCAATACGTGGAATGAAGCAAGAACTTACTAAGAGGTCGTTGATCGTTACAACGATCTCGTTGTGCTTAATGTTTGACAAGTAGTCAGAAGAACCGGCATCTTGATCTGTGATCAGTGATTCGCCGGGGGTGTGGTAAGTAGCACTTGCTGTTTTAATTGCAGGAAATTGTGCGCTTTTTCCACTTTCAATCGTTCGGACTGTGTGCAAAGGCATCATTACGTTATTTTCTTCAAATACCGAGAGAACTTCTCCGGCAAACTTTTTTAGAAATAATGCATTCTGATCGCCTGTTCCATTAGCCTGTCCCGAACGGGAAGTTACCATAGCCATGTTTGGCTCCTTTTGGAAAGGTGTTAAAGTTAAAGGTTAAAAACGATTGTCACAATCTCTACAACACTTCAGACCATCAGTTATCCACCGCAGTGGGCTGACTCCTACTCTGTAGTTTCGTCTTGCGACTCTATAGACCCTGCATACCAACCTTCTGGTAGCAGAACCTTGTTGGCTGATAACTCCCAAGAGTTACCATTCCAAAAATAGACGTGACCCCGCATAGCGGGACCAAGTCTTACTAGACCATCATCTTCAGGAACGAATACGACTCTTGTGCTTTCGCACCCTGAGACGCCAACGATTACGGACGTTAGCAGGAACAGGGGGAGCATCTTTTGCAGTAGTCGATTCATTAAGTCGTTCCCATGTGAAAGGTATTATTGCTTTGAATAAAGCGTATAGTGCGGCTGTTATTGCTTGAAACATCAGCCGTTATTCTTCAAGGTTAAGCGAGCGCCTGTGTAGCCTAGAGCAACCAGTGCTGACTCAACTAAACCTACGATTTGAGCAGAGGCGCCATCAATTTCAATGGCTCCTGAAGCAACTACAGCACCGAGGGCTATAGCAATCATGCTCATCCAAAATTCTGTTGTTTTATATCCGGGTTTGTTTTCCATGTTAGTCCTTTATCTAAAAGTTAGAGACAGCCAACCGACTTTCTATGTCCTTACGATAGGAGGGGTCGGATTGGTATTTAGGGTTCTTCATCGCTTCAGTCACTTCTGCCCAACTACGGAATGCTTGAGAGGCACCTGAAGTACCGGTCTCACCTTGAAGTAATGTGGGGCGTCCTGTGGCTTGTTGATAGCGAGCGTGAAGCCCTGCTATTGCCATCTGTATTTGTGCGGCATCGCCTGTCTCTACCATAGAGTCGTAGGCATCAATTTCTGATTCGGATAGGTTCTCAGACGCCCACTCTGTTAGAGCGCCATAGTTTTCAGCACCGCCAACGTCTTCTAGAAGTTGGGCTTCTTGTTGTGCAGCAAGTGCTAACTGCCCCTGAACATACTGCTCAACCAAAGGGCGAGGGATACCTTGAGCCTCCATATTGGCGTAAGATTCATCGCTGAGGTCGCCAGTTTCTTGAAGTTCCTTATTATAGATGACAGTATGTTCTTCTGTAATGAGGGGTTCTGTTTGCTGTGTCTCCGAGGTCTCTGCGGCAGTTTCTGGGTTAGATAATCCTCTTTCCAGTTCTGCGTAGGATTTGACCAACGCGTCCACATCCACGGAACCATCTTCCATGATAAATTTGTCCGGAACCTCCAGTTGTTCGGCAACTTGTTCGCCTTGCTCTTCCGCCGAGGCTTCCGACTCATTCACATACCCTTCGTAAATAGGTTGATTAGGTCCGTCTGGTCCGGTTTCGCCGATGTTACCGGCACTTACTTCTAAACTATCTGACATAAAATTGTCCCTTTATGCTTCTTGCTGTGCTTCTTGCTTCATGCCTTCAACAGTTTGTTTAGTCATGGAGTCCATAACCTGTGGACCAAACTGTTGAGCGGCTTGTAGAAGCATTTGCTGTTGTTGTTCTGCCTGTATTTCCTCTTCGGTGCGTATGAGACCTTCGGTTTCGATCCCAAGTGCTAAGGCACGGCGATCCATGTATTCTCTCATATCAACATATTGTCCGAGGATTTCAGGTCCGAGTAGTTGAGCCACGCCAACTAGGAACTCGTCCATCTTATTTAAGTCGTTCCCTCGACCAAGAGCGTCTACACCAGTTATGATGGTCGGACGCACGAGGTCAGAAGGTATCTCTGGTAAGCGCTTCTCACGGCGCATGTGGTCCATGATACGCTTCACCAAAGGTAGTTGTAATTCTTGGGACAGAACGCTGTAGATTCCGCCTAGTTGCCGCTCAATAGATTGAGTAACTAGCCTCACTTCTGCCGCCGTAACGCGGTCAGCATTCCGTATGGCGTTATCTGTTAATAGAAACGCATAAGACAAGCGATCAGAAACCGTCGATGCGGTTTGAAATGCGATGTTGAAATCGTTCGCCTTGTTAAGTTGTAATACCGAAACGTCTTGTGCCGATCCTTCAACAATACCACCATTGGGAGCCTCCGCTAATACTCTGCTTCGGGTAACACCGTTAGGTGCTACTAAAAATAATACTTTCGCAGCAGCCGCCGAGGCTTCCACGATGGACATCATCAGGCTCTCAAGTGATTTCAAGTCGCCAATATATTGTTCCACATATCCTCTACCGTAATCCTCACCATCAGTGCGGTTCATACGGAGGGCGAGATAGGGGCTCTTATCAATATCATATTTACCAGAGGAGCCGGGGACTACCTTGCCTGATATCTCTTGATAAACCTCTATCTTATCCCCAACCCGCTTAATACAGGTATACATATCAACCCCATCTTCTTTAGGGGAGTTGATATTAGAAGCCACCAACGCTTTAGCAGCATCAGGCAGCATATCTGGGGAGATACATTCTTTGATGATTATTTGTCGGGCTTCGCCCATAGGGTCCCGCTTAACAACATAGCGATTTAGATGGATAACCCTCATTCCACCCTCATCTACCATATGTAAAAGCACGTTCCCTGTTACAATAAGATGCCGCAGGGCTTCATATAATTGTACTCGGACGGCGGTTGTTTCGATCTCAGACATTACAGAACGCTCTATTTTACTAAGCGATGCTTCAATTTCTGTCTTGATAGACTCCCCACTCGCTTGTGCCGTCACTTCAGCCATAGCAGACTCTTCAACAACGAGACGAAAGAAGGGGCTGTTAGGGGGCAACAGGCTCAATAAAAGGGCAGCGGCTAGGTTATTAACCCCGCGAGCGCCGACGGATTGATAAGGGGTCGGCAAGGCGGAAGCGCCATTATGTCCTTCAGCCGGAAGTATTGAGGGAATTGTAAGGGCTGAAGCATCTCTACCACGTTTAATATATGGGAACCGTTGTCCCGATAGTTTAGTGTAGAGGGCTTCTGCTGAACCTGTTGTTTTATTCATAGATTAATATCCAGGATAAGAAGTACCACCGGATTGTCTAATCCGTAGGCTCGACTTGCCGCGCTTTCGTTTGTTTGTGGCGCTGCCGGTGCGATTGCGTATTTCTTCGTCCGTGTTGGTCCTGTCAGCCCTTTCCGCATAAGCGGGTGCTGTAGCAGCCGCAGGGGGCGGAGGAGGCGGGGGGATTGCGGCGGGCTGTGGTGGTGGTGGTGGAGCCTTCGGCTGCATCATTCCCCGCACCGCCACCATTGTTTTCTTCATGACTGCATTCGCACACATAATTATTTTTGTCCTAAAATGGTCTCGTTTTGGCGTTTATGTTGTTCAATGAGATAATCAACAACTGCCCGTTGTCCTGCCTTGAACCACACCATGCGGTCCTTATCATCAAGCCGGGGACAACTATCAGGAAACATTGCGTCTAAACTCTTTACTAATGCATTTGAGATGAGAGGTGTTTCGTTTGTATTCATAAGATTCAATACCTCGTTTTTAGCCCTTAGAACGCATATACGCAGAAAGTAAACAGATGTAATTAATGACGTCTACACAAGTATCTTGGAAATTCTCATCCTCAACTTCAAAGGTTCCTGTCTTGCAGAAACCGCTCAGTCTTTTCATCTTATCGGCTAGACGTACCAAGAAACCTTGTTCTGTGGAAACACCCATCCCCATCGACTCAACAAACATAAAGTTCTGGAAGGGGTTGCTCCCATCTTCTCCGCCCGAATAATCGTGATTCTTTCGCATCGAAAGTTCTAAAGCGTCTAAACACAACTGCTTATGAAACTGAAAGTATTCTTCTCGTGTCATTGAGGATTCCATAATTCTACTTCTCCTTTAATGGTGTCATATTCTCCTACCCTTAAAATACGAGCAACACGGGCTTGTATCAGGGCAACTTCTTCATTTAATCCGGCAGACTCATACGCCGTCACAACCTCATCCCACGTTCCCTCTTCCAGTATTCGTCCCGCCTTCACGGGTCCAACACCTGGACACCCCTTGTAGCCATCCACAGCGTCTCCTGTGAGGGCTTGTGTAAGGTGGTGGAGGTCGGCTTGATCTAAGGAAATATTGTGAAGTTCATCGGTGTGCGGGACATATAGCCATCCGGGTATAGTCTTAAGGTCCTTGTCGTCACTGACGATGCAGCAGCCCTCTTCTGATAAGAGCCCTAAAACATCATCGGCTTCAAGGGTGGGGTGACACACGCACTCATAGGTGTCCTCCACATATTCACGGAGAGGGACATAGCACACAGGCTTCCTGTTCCCACGCCGGTTTGCTTTATAGGAATCGAGGACGCCCCTACGCCAGTTATTGTTAGGGTCTGATAAAGCAATAACAACCGCATCGACCTCTAGACGTTTCTGGAACTTCTGGACCTCAAGGTCGAATAACTGTCTAGCCGCCTTAAAGTCAGCGTGTAATGTATACCAATCATCGCCCCAGTGGATAGGTTCTTCCACAGCCGCAGAGGATTGAAACAGGGTTATATCACCGTCAATAATTATTTTATGTATGGTCATCTTCACCCACGCCCTCATCTCTGGAAAGCACAAAGAGTTTTGCGGCTTCACATAGCCCCAAACAACCGTGGAAACTCCCCTTACCTACAAACAGTAATGAGTCTTCCTTCTCGGTTCTATTAGCAGAGCCCACAATAACTATACAATCCATTCTTTTTTGAAGTTCATCAATTAAATCAGTCGTTGGTATATACTCTAAATCACTTGACATTTTTTCCACCCATATTCTTTCGTGTCCCCGTGTTTGTTAATGCGTTCCAAATAAATGTAAGAGGTCTCAGGCACTTCTTTATAGGGGATAATCCAGACTCTTCTATCCGGACAGACGATGGCGAGTAGATCATAATCTCCGTCTTTATACTGTCCTTTGCGGGGCTGCACTGGACCTCGTAAATATCGGCTGCCTCCTTGCTGACACCAGTGGGCTGTTTTAACTTGCACACGTTGACTCTCTGTCCCTCTAATTGCAATAAAATCACAAGGTCCCGCCCCGCTTGGTGTCCAGAAGATTTCAAAGCCTTGTTCGCTAAACCAAGCGGCAGACCTATATTCAGATACTGCTCCCTTGGTTGTCGTCGTTGTCTGCATATGAGTCCTTTCATTAGTGCGTCTCCGCCCAGTTGGCGCCAACCTTGTATTCCCCATCTAGAGGGCATCTAAATCCAAAAGACGTCCCTGCCTCTTGAATAGCCTTCACAACTATCTGACCAACTTTATCCCCGACGTCAGCGCCTGTTTCATATTGTATCTCGTCGTGAATGTGAGCCACCTGAATAGCGTCTAAATTTTCACGCGCTAAGGCTTTATGAGCATCTATAGTGGCTTGTTTCATAAGTATACTTCCGGCGCTCTGTAACAAAGCGTTAAGGGCTGAGTGGTTAGAACGGATAGGTAATCTCCTACCATCTAATCCTACCAAATAGTTTCTATGTGTAAGTGCCTTTTCTATTTTTTCTTTAAGAAGTTTTAAGGCGGGCATCTTCGTCATAAAGCGTGTCATCAAGCGTTGACCTTCACGAGCGCCACCTCCAACTATGCTTCCAATCTTGGGAGCCCCTGCGCCATAAAGCCAGGCGTAAATAAAAGTCTTGGCTTGATCTCTAGTTTTTAGACCTGAGGCTTTTTGGTTAGCCGTATGCACGTCCCCATTAAGGATGATGTCAATATATTTACCGTTATCAAAGGTGGCTAAGTAGTGAGCAAGGCAGCGTAATTCTAAGCCGCTTGCATCCACACCTACCAGTAAACGCCCCTCTGGAGCATGGAATAACTCACGACATTCTTTACCATACTTCGCATGGACAGCCGGAACCTGACCAACATTTGGGCGACGGTGACTACACCGCCCCGTGATAGTGCCGTTAGTATTTACTGAGCCGTGGATACGCCCATCTACCTCTAACTTAAGCCACGCCTCCTTGCCCTCAGCCAACTGGGCAATCCGTTTGGCTTTTGTTAGGTAGTCTACAAGGGTCTTAGCCTCATCGTAGGGAAGCGCTTTAAGGATGCTCTCATCGACCTGAGGCTGTCCACTGGGCGTAAACACCTGAGGCTCCCACCCATATTTATCAATTAAGCATTTAGCGATTTGGTGTCTGCTGTCTGGGTTAAACGGAACAGTCTTGGTTTTGTTAGGTCCCCGGCGAATGTCAGCGTCCTTGTGTCCCGCTTTCTTAGCCGCCGTCTTTGTGGGGTACTGAAGAGCCAACCGCCCCTCAACAGGGTTCGTAGCAACAACCTCCCAATACTGAGGCGTCTTCATCTCTTCGATAGAGGGCGGGAAGGTTTCTATAAGTTTCCTCTTAAGCACCTCTCGCTCTTGAGACCACTGACCATACAACTCAACGGCTTTCTTAACATCAAAAGCAAAACCATTCTTTTGTTGCTGATCTATAATCGCAGCAAACTCATGTTCTAAAATCTGGGAATCGGCAGAGCCCTCCTTGGCAGCGATAGCGTTCCACAGCGCTTCAGTAACTTTCGTATCTTGTATACAATACTCAAGCATCTCATCACTGTACTCCGCAAAACCGCCCTTATATTCATCCTTATATTCCCCTAAACGATAGCCCCACGATTTCAACGAGTGAGCGCCTACTAAGTTTTTTGGGAAACCGCTGTTCAGTCTCTTAAAATCTTCTTCTTTAATATCAGACCAAACGAGGCGGGAAAGTATCAAGGTATCTCTTACCAAACCCTCTGGCTTCCACTTAGGATATAACTTTTGTATGGCGGGAATATCAAAACCCTGAATGTTATGTCCCACAATTAAATCACTGATTCGGAGGCGTTCTAATCCCTCTTNGATATTGTCGCCATGATATGTAGCAACNTCATCTCCGTGTCTTATCACAATACAATGAATAGTGTTCAGTCCTTCCAAAGTCCTGAAGTCATCTATCGCACTAGTTTCTATGTCAAATATTGTTGGTGTCATCCGTTTCCTTTCGTATCATTAAAAACCCAGGAGTACCTTCCCCACACCAGGCACCGACCTGGTTGAAACTCCAATAATCTATAGCATCTTGTTCGCTCATATCCCGCTGAAGTATCTCCATAACCTTATTAAAATCATAAAGAATAAAAGTATCGGTAAAGCGTTGAACCTCCCCAATGATTGCCTCATCATAGCCATCCATTTTTAGCATGACTCCCCCTCATACCCGTGTTCTAAAGCCCACTCTCTCAAAATCGGATCAGTAAGAAAGCGGTCCCGAAGTTTCGTTTTCAAACGCTGTTCATTTTCCTTAAGTGCTTGATGAGACACGCGGGTGCCTTCTAGGCGGCTTATTATTTCAGCCACCTGAAGCCAATTTAAGTTTAACTTTTTTCCAGTATCTGTGTGTGGCTGCCTTAGAATATCCATTCGGACCTCCGTTCCATGTTCGTGACATTGTTTCGTGAGAATCATCTGGCGCATAGCGGTCCATGTAAGACCAGAAGATTTGCGTTGCATAAGTTAAGTTTCTACAGTCATCATATGTTCCCCCAATATCGGGGCGATGCTCCACCGCATCTAACCAACAGGCTCTATGTATCTGAAGGGGACCGAGAGCCTCCCCCCCGTCACCTAAGGCGTTGGGTGGGTCAGGATGACCTCCGGTCTCCACGGCTTGTATAGCATTTACTAAATCAGAAGAGGTCATCAGCGTCGGCTCCAATAGGTTCGGATCGTTCAAGCAACCTACCTGTTTGTGGGTTGTATTCGACATGACAGCCGACGCCTGTGGACCCTGTGTATCTGTTTTTGAGTACACGCAGCGTGGTGACATTCTTGAGTTCTTCGTCCTGTTGGTCCCTTTCCAATCCGATGCACATATCCGATAGGCTAGCAATACTGCCAGAGCCCCTAAGATGAGCCAGAGATACTTGACCGCCCTCTTCATGGGACCTCCCTTCTGGTCGCTTAAGATGCGACACAATAATTAATGAAATCTGCATTTCTTCCACGAGAGAGCGAAGCCTCGTCATGAGGTTATCAATCAACCGCCGCTCATCCCCATCCCCGATCGCCGACACGCAGATACTGAGGTGGTCTAGGAAGATATGTGTACAGCCCATCCCCCTTGCCATGTAACGCACACGGCTCAGTAAGTTCTCACTATCAAGTGATCCCCAGTGGTCATATAAAACACAGCGACCAGAGCCTACCGTGGCGTCAAAGGCTTCTCGTTTTTGTTCTGTTGTTATTTGGTCCTCTTCCCACCGATGAACAGGACACTCTAGATAGACAGCCATTAAAGACTGAGCGCTCTGTTTGACGTTCTCTTCAAGAGCCACAATACCTACCGTCTTTCCCTTACCCAGAAGCCAAGATTGCCATTCGCGGCACACACTNCTCTTGCCTTGCCCGGTGCCTGAAGTCAGGGTAACAACCTCTCCTTGCCGTAAGCCATAGGTCTTCTCGTTGAGCCCCGACCAAGGGTACTCAACTGACTCTACAACCTCTTCAGAAGAGACCCTCTCCCACAGTTCTTCACCGGGAAGAACGCCATCGGGTCTGTATATTTTTGCTCCCCAGATAGCGCTTACAAGTTCTTTAATACGTCCGGCTACCAACATCTCGTTGGCGTCCTTCAGGGGCAGTGAGGCAATCTTTGCTTTTCCGGGGGAAAGCAACATGGCGCAGTCCCGCGCCGCTTTCTGTCCGGGCTCATCCTGATCAAAAAGAAAGATGACACTATCGAATTTCTCAAGCCATTCGATAGATTGTCTTATTGCTTTCACCGCCCCTGCGGCGCCACTGGGGAGAGAGGCTGTGGGATACTTATTATTAAAGGCTCCTTGACTGACGCTCAAAGCATCAATCTCGCCTTCTGTAATAACAAGCATCTTCCCACCATCACGCCACATATCCTCACCCCAGAGCCTAAGTCCTCTCGTCTCTCCTAGGATAGAGAAGTCTTTAGTACGGGTTCGTATCTTTTGAGCGACCAACTCGCCCTTAATATTTTTATAGTTAGCAACCTGAACCGGCTCGCCATTAAAGCGTCCGATGCCATAGCCCCACTTTCTACACGTCTCTTCTGTTATACCCCGCCGCACAAGCGGCTGATATTCGATAGATAATAGTCCCAAACCTTGTCTCCTTGTTTCTTGAGCCCCCGCTTCGCCGTCGCCGTGCTCATAATATTGACACCCAAAGCAGTACCCATGCCCGTCTGCATAACGACCTAGGTTATCCTTGGACCCACATGACGGACATGGCTCGTGATATAAAAAATCAGCCGAGGGTATATCTTGCATATTGCTTGCCCGTTATATCTGATCTGTATTCAGTAGAGACCGCAATACCAAGATCTCGTAGTTCATATATTCTCGCAGCAAGGCGGAAGATTCGGTATAGTGACAAAGCCTCTAGGGCAGAGATAGAACCCCGTTCCTTCATATGTGCCAGAACCAAATCCTTCTGTGTGGGTAGGTTGGATGTTTTCTTGAATAGGTCTAATTGTTTCATCGTTTCTTTCTTTGACCCAGAGGTCGATAGAGCCTGTGTCTGTTGCAAAGCATTTGTATCCACAGACTTCCTCGATATGGATATCGTCCTCCCAGACAAAACCCGTACAGCAATCGAGGATTAATTTTAAGTAGTTGTCGATATCGCCACGCGGGATATCTAACTTGGATGTTTTAGGTTTTTTAACCTGTATAAATACCCACACCTGAAGCCTTCCGGAGAGGAGGTTCTTAGGGAGATTACCCTGCTCCCTCATATTCTCAAGCAGGGCTAGCGCCTCTTCACGGAAGGCTTGGTGCCGCTTCCCATAGAATGCTCCCCAACGGGTTACACGAGGGCGAGAAGCGGGCACGGGGTTTAGGTTAAGGCGTAGGTGAAGCATTAAAAATCGTAATTATCAGTTGAGACTTCAGGTGCTTCGCGAATGAGTTCGTGTGCGTTTTTTAAGTTGGCTACGTTTTCTAAGGTGGCAGAGGCGGATTCAAAGCCCTCTTCCTCACCAAAACCTAGACTCTCTGCGGAACGTCCTCCCCACTCTTTCAACTCAACAACCTGAACACCCTTAAGGCGTAAAGAGATGCCGACTCCGAGGGCAGGGACAAACCAACATGATGGCTCAAAGGCAACCTTCATCTTGCTACCACCGCCAATGTTTTCGGCTAGTGGTTGACATTTAGAATCGAAAAGAACAGGGCGCATTTCGACACCCGTTTTTGTCTTTGCTTTCATTTTGAATTTGAAGATGTAATTGCCCGTAGGTTCCCCGCTATCTTTATCAACCTCTTCTGACCAAGGCTTATCCGATTGTTTTAGTGCGGCTTTCTTTTTGTCTTGGCAGAATTTTTTATATTCTGTGTCATACATTTTTTCTAACGCGGCAATTAAAGGTTCAGCATCTTCTGGTGATAGACTGAGTGAAGTCGCATAAATACCGTTGTCATCAAACTTGGTATCAGGCGAGTTAAGGTGGGGGAACACTGCGGTTCCCAGTGGTGTAGTGTGTGGCATAAGGGGTCTCCATTTTGATGCCTCAGTGGATTANATTAGGAAAAGAAATACAAACTATCCCTAACACAGTTAATATCTAGATCGCCGCGTTCTGGTGGCTCCGGTAGTATAATGTCATTCGGCAAGTATGTGTGAAGTTCTTTATAAAATTTTGCCAATAAATCTACTTCAAAAACTTTGACGACATTATTCAATAGGCAATCACGCATCGTAGGTATATGAGTAGCAGTGGTTTGATACTCATCATGTATCAGATTAAAAACTTCAATATTCAAAAAGAACATATCCAAAGACGTTAATTGCCCTATCGACCCATCGAGACTGTGGATGAAATTAGGAGCGATAGCGTTCCTTGCTTTACGCCTGTCTAACGTACCAGTACCCACCCGTATCCGATGTTGTCTAATGACATCGCCGATGATTGTGCGGATACTGTGGCGCTGCCACGTTTCATAGGCTTGCTTAACCCAGAACCCTGTAGGAGTAGACCACCGGATTGGTAGCCCTTGCTCTATCATTATGTCACTACAGTCTTGGAACCAAGACATTGCTTTACGGGCTTCCCCTACAACTTCGCCAATGGCTTCCCATATCTTCTCACTAATGAAGGCGCACGGAGCATATAATTCTTCCCACCCAAAAGGATTAACAACCTTGCGTTTCTTAATTTCGTCTTTGAACCACTCGATGACATAATTCTGCACGGCATACAGGGTTCCTGAGTACGGGACAACCATACAAGGTCGTTTAGAAAGGGTTCTGTCGAACCCAAACTTCAACCATATTTTAGCATAAGGGTGGTCACTTGCTTCCAATAGCCGCTTGGTCTTATCGGATACGTCCCCATATATATCTGCCGGTTTATCACAAGGCATCACGTTAGTAGCCGCCGCTCCCACTGGATCAAGCATAAGGAGGGAATAGAGTTGCAGCCCATTAGATGCCCCATCAATCCCACAAGGAAGTTTGGTCGTAAAACCTTTCCCTTCCTTTAGGTATCGCGCCCACTCGTCACAAAAAGATAAGAAGCCCCAGGGTTTGTCGGCTTTACCCCACAGGTTCGTTGTGCCTCTGGGGTCTTCAGCCACCGCCTTAATGATATCTTCATTCTCGTAGGTCCATGCAACCCTGTCTTCTAGGCTGCACTTATCTTCCCCAAAGGCTTTCGCCCCCTGAGCCGCTAGACAAAATTCGTGTTCTTCTGTTTCCATTACAGTACCTCTACCGAACCTCAAGAGGTTACGAGATACGTCAGGTCCCTGTGGCGTCATAGGTGCGGGTTTGGGATACATACGCGAGCGGAAGCACATATACCAACTGAACCACAGTTTGTGGTCCCGAAACTTATCAGCCGTCCACAGGACCTTAGACACCTGAAGCCTACGACTTGCGTTGGCTTCGTTTGCAAACCGCACCCCCGCAGCAAGTTTACGCCACTTCCGTCTGGCTTCTTTATTCGTATCTATGTCGGCGGGTTTTGAGGGGATAGGGTCGCCATCAGCAGTAGGAAGGTCTCCCACTTCGATGTCATTCTCCCAACAATACTTCATTGTATCAAAAGTAAATGTATTAATATCCCACTGAGTATTTTGTAGATGGTTGATAGCACCGATGGGCTCTGGAATACCCATAGCATTGAGGTCGTCTAGGTGGGCGCGGTCTTGGGTTTTAATTAAGGGGCGCTGTGCAACATGCTCCGTTTTATATCCGCCAACGTACACACCGTCCCAAGGAACCGGTGCTTCAATCATTGGGAGGTATAGCGGAGATAAATCCTCGGCATAGTTGTGGGCATTCTTAATCCACTGCACCAATTCGTCAGTCGGATGAACATAGGTCTCCCTTTTGCCTAGCATCCCCGTCCGTGTAGTTATGTCAATGATACCGGTGGCGACACGCATAAGTTCTAGGAGAACCATACCAACCTTCACCTTGATCGAAGGAGACCACTTATCGAATTGTAGGTCTACGTATACTTCAGAGTTTCTTATGTATCTACGCTTGGTCTCATAGCCAGATATCTTCTTGATTTGTCCTTCGGTGTGACGCCAGAGGTCGGGGTACTTATCACGGTACTCCCGCCACCTCACCTCGTCCTCTAGCATACGGGCGACAGTGGATGCCGTCTTAGTTATTTTTCTATGTACCGAGATAGAATCAATGACAGTTCTCGCGGTAATTGCAGCAACCAACAGTGGTGACAGCATATCAATGTAGGGGAAGGCGCTGCTTCGTTGAGCCGCCGGTTTCTGAGAGACTTGACGCTTCCAGTTCTTTATCTCGTCAGCAAGGAGCCCCACCGATTCTGTCAGTAATCTTCTGCCCAAAGGGCTATTAGTTTCTAGTTCCCGTTCCTTGGTTCTCTCGACAGTCTTCCAATAGCGACTGATGCCGAGGTCCCGCATCTCTTGCTCTAAATCCTGCTGTCTCATTAACCGTCCTTAGCCACAGAGTTTCGCCACTATACCGAATCGAGAACATCCCTTGCCACAGTGGATCGTAGGGAGACCAAGGAAAGGAATACAAAAATACCTTGATCTCCCAAACAGAAACGGTGATCCATGTAGGGGTGGATTGGATTGTAACAGATTTTAAGTAGTATGCAAGTGGTGCGGGCGAGGAGACTCGAACTCCTACTGCCTTGAAGGCAAACGGGTTTTAAGCCCGTTGCGTCTACCACTTCCGCCACGCCCGCATTAGTACGCCACCGAGTCACGCCACAATTTCCGTAGGTTCTAATACGTCTATTGCAGACTTCAGATTGTGAGGTGCAAGGTGAGCATACTTCAACGTCACGTCAATAGTTTTATGTCCGGCAAGTTCCTTAACACTGAGGATAGGAACACCACGCTGTACGAGCCGAGAGACAAAAGTGTGCCGAAGCGCGTGGGGCACCGCCTGTTTATCATCGTCCCACTGCATATGTAATCTGATTCTATTCCACCACTGTCTTATGTGGCTCTTGGTTGCCCAATCAAAGGGACCACGGTTGCCATAAGCATTTCTCACAGCATCTTGAGCCCCCTTGGTCAAGGGAACCCCTCTCGGCTTGTCACCCTTGGTATCCGTAAGCACCGCTACGTTGTCCTGTATGTCCTCCCAACGGAGAGACAAGGTTTCACTGACCCGCAGACCTGTATCGGCTTGGAAGCGTAGCCAGAGCCCGAAGCGGGCATTCCCTTGAGAGATGCAGAATTGAATCATTCTCTCTAGTTCATCGTCAGAATACCACCGCACCCTGTTGAGGGCTTCCCGTAATCTCTTGATCCGAGGTTTCTTNTCGATAACCCCTAAGTGTANGGCTGTCGTAAGACATTTNGAAAGTGATGCAAGTTTACGGTTGATTGTGCCGTTACCGTTNCCCTGTTGTTTGAGAGATTGTATGAGATTGTCGATGGATACATTGTTGATATGACGTACATCGGTGTCCATGCCCATTATGTCACCGACAAGTTCGGCGTTGCGAACCAAGTGTTCACTGCTCTTCTTATCTGCCCACTCATGCACAGCCGTGTAGGCGATAATGTCACCTAAGGTCTTAGGAGTGTCCGAAGATATGTATTGGCGTTCTCTAGCGGGCTCCTTGCCCTGAAGAACATCAGCCCTTGCTTGGGCTTCCCACTGCTCCGCTTCTTGATACACATCAAACTGTCTACGCCACCTTCGACCCCTGTGGTGAACCGTGGCTTGCCATCCCTTGTCTCTTGCTTTGATTGTCATACCTAAACTCCTACATTAATGCTTGCAAAGTCTCTTTAAGTCTTCGACCAGATGGCGTTAGTGACACCAGTTTTCTTCGTCTATCCATCAAGTCTTCTTTACATTGTAGCAACTTAAGACCAAGGCGTTTGTGGCGGCTCCAAGCACCTAGAGAGGCAACATTTCTGGAGACGCTCGATTGAGCAAGCCCCACCCGCGTGGCTAAGTCGCCCATGTGGATAGGTTCGGGGTCGCGTTCAGCAACCACTAGGAAAGTCACCATCGTCTGCGCTTGCATCTCAGCGTCTAGGTTCCTGAAGGTTTCTAGACAGGCTTTTAAGTTTCTCATAAGGCGTTACCACCAAGTTGAGTCTCCACCATCGGACTATGTACTCCCCATCATCCCGCCAGAGAGACAAATGGACGGGTGGATAGGAAAAGTCAAGCCAAAAATTAAACAAGTAACACTTAAGCAACATCAAGCCCTCCTTTTTTCTTTGTAAGTATTCTTATTATATTGTGTCGGAGAGGCAAGCCGGAGAGACAAAATGTCGCAGGGGAGCCGGAGGGACAAAGACGTAAAAAACCCGCCACGTTCCTTGATTGTTGCCTCAGGTTCTCTGAGGTTTCCAAAGTTTACGTGGCGGGCGGAGTACGCTTGTTATGTGTCGGGATGCTCGTCATCATCCCACAGTCCCTCGTAGCGCCCTTGGTCACGTTGTATCTCAAGACAGCCACAGCATGAGCCGTCACCTTCAAGTACGTGGCACAGTGTGCATATGTGAGCCTTGATAGCCTCTTCGGGTGTCTTGGCTGTAATGACCTCAAAGTCATCATCGTTCTCTGAATCCATGACCCGACAGTCGAAGTGTTCGCCACGCCAATCTGCGGTTATTATCACATACCTATCGTTCTCTAGTGGGTTGATTACACAGCCAGTAAAGTTGAGCCTATCTACTAGGTCTTGGTCAAAATCTTGTTCCATTGTTTTATCCTCCTTGGATTTCATAGTGTTCCGTTTCCTCATTTAGTACATACTCACAGCCGTCATCGTCATAGAACGTACTGTCGCTGTCCTCATCACTGACATCCCAATCCGTCCAATAGATTTCGTCAGTGCCTCCCTCGTTGTGCCATCGACCCCCAACATTGGTATCCTTCTGGTACTCGTCCCAAGTATCCTTATCCTTACTGACGAAGCATTCCTCCGAGCAGTAGTAATCCTCGCCTGATACTGCAAATCCCTCACTCATACCACGCCCACAGTTTGTGCATTTTCTTGCGTGTAATTCCTCTGATGTACAGCCGTCATCGTCTGGGTCTTGGATACTTTCTAGTGTTGAGTCCAGCGACTTGTTAATCTGCGCCTTCAGTAGGTCTGCTCGTTCAAGAGCCTCAACGTATCGCTTGGCTTGGTCTTCTGTGTGGAAGCCAGTGATGACCTCGTACCATGTTTCACGCTGATGGCTATACATCATGCCAAGTAACTGAAATGGAAATACGTAGTATTCAGGGTTGGGTCTATCGCCATCATCTATGAAGGCAGGGTCATCGACCACCTCGTAACCATTTAAGTTGTCGAAGGTGTCCTCATCGTATTTAACTATCTCGTATGATTCATATTCTTGTTCCATTATTGTACTCCTTATGTAAAAATGGTTTCTATTACTTAATACATGATAACAATTCTTCGGCTGTTGTGTGGCTGTACTTTATTTTTTTTAGAGAGGCAAGAGAGACAAGCCGGAGGGGCAAGCCGGAACACCATCACCGGCTCCATTAAAAAAGCCCGCTTTTTTACGGCGGGCGATTTTAGAGTATCGGCTAGCGGCTATCGATGCGCCGGATAAACCACGTCAACGCCGCCGTTGGCACACGCAGTACACGCGCCGCATTTGGCACGTTTGGAGCCGGTACGCTTCACTGTGGCGGCTATCGCGGGGCATATGATACACCGGCGCCCNNNNAAGGCGCGGCGGCTCTTAGTAGCCANCNTGGCAAGGCGCAGCCGTTCAAGCGGCTTATCAGTCATCGAGCCCACAACGCAGGATACGGCGCCCGCCTTACTATGAAATTCCTGCACCGGTACCGATTCTCGAACGGTAACGGCGAGCCCATCGAGCCCGCGCC